GTCGCGTTGTTGTTGTAGTACCCCGCCGCACTCAGTCCCGTCTCACGTGCCGCCTTCGCAGTCGTCTGGCTTGTACCGCCGTTGGCCACAGGTAGGGCGTTGGTGACCTTCGCGGTGAGATCTATCGTCGCAGCAGCGATCTGCGCGCCGGTGATGCCCAGCGGCTTGACTTCGAGGCTTGAGCCCGTACCAGCAGTATCGAGAGTCGCGTTGTCGGGCAGGGCGCTGATCGTGTTCCCCGCCTTGGTCAGACCTACTCCAGCGGTGATCATCGCCGCGCCGGTGAATTGCACCCAGTTGATCGCGGTAGTGTTGAGCGTACCACCGGGATCGGACGTACAGACCCAGCCCGTGTCGGCGGCAGCAGTACCGATCTCGACCCAGCAATACGCAGACGGCACGTTCGCCCACGAGTTCATGTCGGGCGACCGCGTCCACGCACCGGCAGCAGCGACGTAGATCCCGTTCTCGGCAGGAGCAGTCTGATTCTTGAGCAGTATGCGGTCTCCAGCCACCGTGACGGTCCCGTCGATAGTGACCAGGCCACCAGTCGCAATTACCACGTTTGCCGTCGAGGCGAGACGGCATGGCTGCTTGGCATCGAGACCCTGAGCGACGGTATCGACATAGTTCTTGGTCGCGCCGTCCTGCGGGCTCGTCGGGTCGGCTACACCCGTCTGACGCTGGCTGCCGAAGGCGACTGGGGCCGTTGGTGCAGTGATCTGATCTAGCCGCGTATTGCCGGGCATCGCCTGCTGGGCACCCAGTCCAAGGGTGCGCATCGACGGCGTCCCGACGACCCCATCCTTGTTCGCTGCTGCCGTCTTAGCGTCGGTCACAGCCAGCGCAGCGATAACAGGCAGTGCAGCGGTCCCCGACAGATCGCCAGCGAGCTGCACGACGCCCTTGGTCGTGGCAGTCGCGTCGGCGGGCGTGCCGCCAGCAGCGCTGACCCAAGTGGTACCGTTGTAGAAGTACAGCGAGTTGGCGACCGTGTCGTAGTACAACTGCCCGGTCACAGGGCTGGCGGGGGCAGCGCTGAGCTGATGGATCCTCATCAGGCGCGCTTCAAGCTGATTGAAGATCAGGTGTGAGCCAAGTTGTGGCATTAGCTAAGATACGCCTTTCCCGAGGTCGCGGCGCTGAGCAGCACCTTCAACTCCGTCGCACTGATGTACTGGACGTCGGTCTCGAGTGAGTTGTTACCGCTGTCGACCACGGTCACGTTGGGATAATAGCCAAGATTGTGCACTATGTCCCACGTCGTAGCTGCTGACACTTGAGTGTAGACAAAGGTCATAGGCGCACTCGCACTGCTCACAGAGACTGTGACCTCGCCCGTGGCGGGTGGCGCCTGGGTTTTGACGGTGAGTGTGTTGCCGTCCGTACGCTGCACGTCGGCGATCACATCGTCATAAGGCGAGTTCGTGTGGTAGACGCTGACCCACACCGCGCGAGTGCCCATGCCATGCGTGACAGTGAAGCTTGTACTCGTCCCATCCCCAATGGTCGTGGTGTAGACCTGACTACCACCACCGCCACCTCCACTCCCCGGCGGTCCCTGTGGCCCTGTTGGTCCTGCCGGTCCTGTAGCTCCCGTCGGTCCCGCAGGTCCAGGCACACCCTGAGGTCCACTCGGTCCCACGGGGCCCTGAGGACCCTGCGGTCCAGTGCCACCACTACCAGTAGGCCAGTGGGACTCAATGAACTCGAAGTTCTGCCTGACGGGTTCGTCTTCTATGAGACCCGTAGCGGGAAGATATATAGGAGCAGAAGTGCTCATGTCTTGATGAAGACGTTGACGACTGTGGATGGTTGGACGTTGTTGTGAGTTCCATCCCCACCCGTCGAGCCCGTATTCTGCGTCTGACCGACATAGCCAGTACCACCTTGGAGATTCGATCCAAACGTCCCGGCTGGATTGCCGAACGTGTGAGTGTGGGAGGGCATCTCAGCGACCACGAGCTTGTGCGCTTCCTCACCGATCTGAGCACCTCGCGTTCGGAGCGTCAGTCCTGGCCCTACCCCCGCGCCTACGATGGTGCGACCACGATAGTCCGGCACATTGAACGTAGTTGAGCCGTCCCCCGTACCGAACGCCGTGCCAATGGCAGCGTATAGCGCGGGATAACCTGTCCTGGACACAGCTGAACCGTCACAAAACAGACAGCCAGCCCGAGTGCCAGCCGCCGCAGTTATGACTAGGTCTCCAGGCATATACACGCTCTGCTGCCCCAGGGAGGACATGTTCCCCGTATCCAACTGCCCATTGATGACGCTGGTGACGGCATCGAAGTCCGCGAGGATCATCTCAATGCTGCGAACATCCGTTCCCAACGGCCGATTAGGTATGGTGACGTTGGTCAATGCTCCTTGCCTCCCCTGACTGCGAACTCAGCCACGTTGATGAGGAATGGTAGGCCTCCGGGCAGAGTGCGGAAGCGGATGCTATGGAACCTCGCACGAGACTCTGGTCTCAAACGGGCAAAGCGATAGGCCTTGTCTGGATCCCACGTTCCCCCCGGTAGATCCCACACACCACCGTCCCACTGGATAGGATCAGCCACAGATGATCCCGGATTGGGAAGTGCAGCACTGAAGTCAGGTGCAGGCTTGAAGTCCCCGAAGATATCCACCACCACGTCCCCGAACAGCTCGACATTCACTCGTCGGATGCGCTCGAACGGCTCCTCACCCTGGATCGCCATCCATGAACTCTGCCACTTGGCTGAGATCTCAGTACCATCGTCCGTCTGACCGTTGAAGTATTGGTACAACTTACCGTTGGGGTCCCCACCATACACACCCCAGACGGAACTGACTAGAGGCTTCCACACTGACAGGGACGTGGCTGAGAACGTGTGCAGCATGAACGCCGGCAGCAGCAGATAACGACGGCCGCCGATGCGTCGGAAGTTGATGTGAGGCACGAGCTCGATCAGCAAGTTGTTGGTGGTCGAGCCATCCACGGGCACGCTCAGCAGAACCCGAGGGTAGGAGTCCTGAGTACCGACGATTCTCACCTTGCTGATAGCGGCCATGTTCAACCGCTGGGGGAACAAGTTCGTGATGCTCCCGGTCTCGAGCGCGATGGTGACACCCGCCGTCGACCAGAGACCCTGACGATTGAAGAAGTAGAGCTTGTCCTCGATCACGTCCGACTGGAACCGTTGGCCACAGCCGGGTTCACCGATCCGCCGGTTGGAAAAGGTCACAGGGTCTGACAGGAGCCAGACGCTGCGTTCCTTGAAAATGTACAGCCTGTCTGCCAACACTTGCAACTCAGCGAGTGCTCCGAGCTCGAAGTCGTCACCTCGCAGATCTACGAAGTCATACCCCCCAGTGGTTGCCTCAGGGTCCCCAGCCTTAGACAGGTACAGCCGAGACGGGGTACTCGGTACACCCACTCCGCACATCTTGTTGTTCCACACTAAGATGCGGTTGCAGTTGGGAGGCGAGCCCGCCCACGCAACCGTGGCAGCGGTCACACCGTCCCACTTCTGCGGCGGGTCCACTCCATTCATCATCCAGATGCGGTCGGCGCCTGTCGCGTCCGGCGTCTGCGCGAAGTCCCAGATGGTGCCGGGGGTGCCAGTGAATCTCGTGACGAAGTTGCCGCTGGCGTCGCAGCTGAGGATCTTCCCGTTGATGCTGCACATGAGGAAGCGGTTCCCGTTGGCGAGCGCCGCCTGGCGGGAGTGGTCGATGACCCCCGGAGTAGTTGACCCCACAACGGTTTTGCCTGCCCTGACTTGGAGCTGGCCCACCAGTGAGGTGAGCGTCACGTTCAGCAGGTCAGGGCTCTCGTTGGGCATCAGGTCGAAGGGACCGTCTCGGGTATTGAGACCCCCGCGGAAGTTGTTGATCGGGACTCGCTGTAGCGGCACCGTGGGGATTATACGCCTGGGATGGCCACAGGGGAGTGGGGACCACAGCAGCCCTGCGGGAACTCCGAAAAGCTGGGCGCCAGGTCCGGGTCCGTCACTCAATTACGCGGGCATCGACGTGTCCGAACACCCCCGTAGCAACGTGGCAGCTTCGCGAAAAACGAAACCCAATATCATATTACGACGGCCTGTAGTACGTCACATCGTAGTAACGTCATGCGCATACCGTGACTCGTCACATCACGTCACGTCACATCACGTCACGAGAGCACTTATGTAACATTTACAAAAGTCACGTCACGTCGCGCTAAGCTTGTGACAGCAAGCAGAAAGGTGGTGATAAACAAATGTCAGAGACAAACACGACTCCCGAGCAGAAGGCTCCCGCGAAGCGCGCAAGCGCCAAGATGGTGCCTTTCTCGTCATGTCATGTCACCTTCGCGAAGGCGAAGGGGATCGACGTGACGCGCGCCGCGAAGTTGAATCGCTCTTATGTGCGAAGCAACTTCGACGCCGTGGCGAAGGTTTGGCCCGAGCTGCGCAAGTCGCAGAAGGTCAATCGTGACGGAAACCGTTATCCGTCGATGGTGCCCGCGAAGGTTGCGGACATGATCGTCAAGCGGACGGTTCCCGCGTCACGCGCGAAGTAACGCGTCACGTGACCTTCGCGTGACGCGAACGTGACAAGGCGCGATCCCCTAGCTTGCCATCGGGGGATCGCGTCACGTCACGCGATTTTGCGCCCATCGGGCGCACGGGCTGACCCCGCTTATCGCCCGACCCAAGGCGGGGAGTGAGTCACGGCGACCGGGTGTGTGGTAGCGCACCCGCGCCGTGCGCCTTTTGGCGGAACGGTGGCCAGCCACGAGGCCAGCTCGCAGGCGCGAAGCGGCCAGCCACGAAGCTAGCAGCGGCCAGCTAGTAGTAGCGCAGCGGCCAGCCTGAGCGGGGCCAGCCACGCATCTGCGTCGCACCTCCGGGGCTGGCCAGCCGAAGGTGAAGAGGGCCAGACGGCTATGAACTCGTCAGTCGTCTACAACCTGCGCGTCGACCACATCTGTAAGGTCTGGACGAGGTATATCCAGTTTGATGTGGATCTCACCACTATGCTCATGTTGGATCCGCGGGTTATGAAAACCACTGGCCTCCAAAACCAACTTTCCAGCATCAGGTCGGCCACGAGTGGCTCGGGCGACAAGGCCAGCCACAGTTGGCTTCAATCCGACCAGCATCTCGAGCCTCGCGTCGTCAGCGACGTATGCGGCGACTCGTGCGTCCCTGAGCGCAATGGCTCGGAGTCTTTTGTAGGCACGACGGCGCTTGACGGGGTCATTCGGGTGCAGTTTGCGAGCCAAGACCTTGGGATGCTCACCATTGGCAATTCTGGCCGCAAAAGCGTCCGCATGGTCGTCTGACATGGAACTTTCGGTCCTCTTAGCAGGCAAATTGGCCACGGCCATATGGTATCACAGTCTGCTAGCGCCCTATTTCCTCGTGGCTAGCAGGGAAATAGCCTCCAATGCCTTGCCATGCTTGACTACCAGATAAGGTTCCAAAGTCAGGAGGAATTCGAGGACTTGAGCTTGCTTGTTTAGGTTCCAGATGGTAGTACCCCGATACCTCTCACTTTCTGGACGAACGTAGATCCGACCTCCAAACCGACGTTGGAATTCAAGCAAAGGCCTGATATCCTTGGTTTGGTTCGCAGTCACACGTACTCGCTTGTACTTCTGCCTGACCGTGGCGATGTAGATGCAGCCCTCCCCATCAAAGAAGCCAGCAAGGTATGAGGTTTTCATCTCACAATTTTATCATAGATTTGTGGGATAGCCAACCAGACGGCGATGAACTCGTCAGTCAAAATCAACGCCTAGGAAGTTGCGCCGAGGATCCGTGGATGCGACGATGTTTGTGCGCACGTACAACGCGGGCGCGAGGCCAAGGAAAACTAACCACAGGAGGTTGCACCATGACCAATAACCCGGAGCTACAACCCGGAGACGTTGGTGATCAGTTCCTCGTCGAACTCGACGGCATGATCGAGTCAACCGAAGAGTTCATCGCCGACGACGGACTTCGAGCTGATGACGAACGGATCCACGATCTCGCCGCATTGCTACACGTCCGTGAGCTGTACACATCCACATTCCAAATCGACAACTCCTTCGGTTCTGAGAGCCCCGAGGACGAGACCACCCCACCGATGACTGACGAAGAACTACACACGAAAGGACCCAACGCATGAACTTCCCACCCGAGACCAACATCAAGGACTCACAGCAGAATGCCTTCGTGCAGGACTGGCTGTCACAATGGCAGCAGTTCCACATCGAGGTCAAACTGCCTAAGGATCCAGCAGGCAGTTTCATCGGCGGCGATGAGGACAAGGCAAGACTCATCAAGGACTACGAAACCATCGACAGCGCGTTGGAGTTGATCCAGGAGACCTACGACCATGGGGATCACGAAGCTCGGAAGGATGCCGTAGCCACAGGGGGAGATCTCGACGCTACGACGCGCCTGCTCGAAAAGCTCAAGGATCTCGTGCCCGATCACGGCGATCTGTACAACGCCTTCGAGCTGACCTACGCCTTCATCAACGCCGTCAAGCAGATCGGGGAGCGCGAGAACTAAACACTGTGGAGCAGTTGACCGTGAGATCCGTGGCATCGACAATGTGTGTGCGCGTGAACGCGCGCAAAGGGTCCAACCAACGAAAGGTCCCATGAAGGTCTCACGCAAAGGCATGAAGCGCACTACGAAGTTGACTCGTACAGTGCTTCCGCCCTCACGCAAGGGCAAAAACAAGCGAGGCGTGTGTGCTCACAAGCGCACTCGACCCACGCAAAGCCTGACACCTGCCGAGCAACTGCTCACAGGTTACCCACCACGACCCGTGTCCGCGTATACAATGAGTCTCGCGAAGGCACGAGGAACCCAAAAGGACAGAGAGCTCAACTCATGACTACCATAACCACTGAGGACAATGTAGTCCTCGAGCTCGGTGCTCACGCCTATGACTACTACAGCATGAAGCCTGGGCGCATCAGCGACCGGACCGAGGACTTGCGCTTCTACAACGAGGACGAGAACCCGAACCCGAAGCGGGACATCTGGTTCAAGTTCCATCACGACGACGGGACTTGGACACTGCTCAACGGCGAACGGATCTGCTCGGACGAGTTCGCCAAAAGGAGGAAGTTCTTCGATGCCTAGCCCCATGCCTGAATGCCTCGACGGTCCGAGTGGTTGTCGCGGCACGGTCGAGTACCGCATGCCACTCACATCCACGGGCAAGTCATTCCCGCGCTGCGATCACCACTGGGAGGAGCGGCTCGAGACCCAAGAAGCCATCAACAACCGTTACCCTGTAATGCCACCACGAGACTTCGACCCGATGTATGCGGGCGAGAGATGGGATGAGGACTAACATGAAGCCATCAGAGAAGAACCCCAACATCGACACGGCGCTGACCGCCATGTTCGGGGTCGACAGGCAGGGATCCATCAAGGAGAACCTGTGCATCAGCCCGCCGATTGGGTGCGGGCAGCCGATCAGCAACTTCGGCTCATGGTCAGAGATCGAGCAGGCGGAGTACAAGATCTCGGGACTGTGCGCGACCTGCCAGAAGGGGATCTTCAACAAGCCCGACGAGTCCGACGAACCCGACTTCGTGCCGTGCATGGCGTGTGGGGGTCCCGAGCCCTGCAACTGCTGGGTGTAGTCATGCCGAGGGCTCAATGCGAGGGCGGGAACTGCGGACACGAGGCAGAGGTGTACGCGATCGACCCTGACCCGGGTGGTTGGGGTGGTAGGTACTGCGAAGAGTGCTGCAAGGCACTTGGCTTCGTGGTAGTAGACAGGCTTGCACAACGACTCAAAAGGACGGAAGACGATGCCAACGTATGAGGACTGGGAGTGCGGCGATCCCGACGACGAGGATCTAATCGACGGGGTTGGGTTCGCCGATCCAGGCGGCAATAGCGCTTTGCGCGCTGCTACACCTGACAACCCGCGCAACCTGCCGTGTCCGAATTGCGGCGAGGAGAACATGCTGACACCCGCCGACGTAGCGCGGCACTATCAGTGCGACGGTTGCGCTGACGCCCTGGAGCGAGGCTACTGATGGACGACACCGCTCAACTCCGAGAGGAGTACACCAAGGCGTTCGTGCGTTGGCTCAACGGCGAGGGTGAGCGGCCAAACACGCTCGACTTCACAGAGCTACGCTCAAACGAGATCGAGGACGCTCAAGAGATCGCTCGCGCCAGAGTCACGCACGCTTTGGAGCGAGGCTATTGAGTCTTCACATCAACGAGATCCAACGACTCTTCAACGAGTCCCAAGCCAAGTCATACAGGAGGCGGAAAGTGCCGAATCCAAAGAGGTACCAAGGCGAGGACGCCTTTGGGAAGTTCAAGATCACCGGAGGTCCGTGCATGGTGTGCGACTACACAGACCCACAGCTCACTGTCCTCTACAACAACCCCGAGGGCGTGCACTTCCTCGAAGGACTACCCAAGGGCGTCAACACCGCGGACACAATCCTGCGGGACGTGGATAACGCCATCGGGATCAACTGCGGGTGCTACGCGAAGTTCCATCGGCAGGTCACCCACATAGCTGACCGCCAAAAAGCTCGGGCGAATCTTCCTTGACACGAGACTCACCAGATGGTAGAGTCTACGTATTGCTTACACACACAATCGGTCATTGAAGCCAAGAGGTGATGGCAAAACGTAACAGGTTACCTAACCCTAAACAGACAGCCCCCGTCCACATCAACTGGAAGCTAATGAGGACTTACCGTGCCGTATATCGCGCTGCGAACGGCAATGAGATAGTCATAAAGTCCCTCAGGCGACCACCTCCAAAGAGGACCTTCAGGACGGCGGCAGGTAGAAGGAAACACTCGCTAGTCAAACTCCAAACATCGCTACGGGAGGTAATCATCGTGGCACGTACCAAGAACCGCAAGAAGGCTGTTGAGCAGGACGAACTGGAGGAGATCGAGGCGCTCGAAGAGCTCGAGGATCTCGAGGACCTCGACGAGGAGGAGGAAGTCGAGGACGAGGAGGAAGAGGACGACGAGGAGGAAGAGGACGAGGACGAAGAGGACGAAGAGGACGAGGAAGAGCCCGAGGACGAAGAGGAGGATGACGAGGAGGAAGAGGAAGCACCTCGTCGTACCTCCAAGAAGAAGACGGCGACCAAGTCCAAGTCCACGAAGAC